AGCAGCTTGTAAGCTGAAGATAAAAGTTACATCAGACCGTTACGGGGCGATCGACCTTCTTTATGATCTTTTGTGGGATGTTGTTCCAGCTCACATTCAGATCCTTGCCAATCAGCAGACAACAAACCGTGTTCCGTGCCGCCTGTACGCAGCAGGAGCCGTTTCACGGGTATTTGTACAGACAATTTACAGACATACCGTTTATGACATCGAAGAGGCGGCAAATACAGGTGGAGCGGTATCAGGCACCAAGATTCAGACAATATCGAACGAATAGGAGGAAAAAACGATGGGAGTATATAGAGCGGCCATTGTAACAGAGAACGGACAGAACCTTATTGCGCAAGCGTTAGCGAATGAGAAACCTTTAATTTTCACAAGCGCAAAAACATCAAGTTATTCATATCCGGTGGGAACCGATGTTCCGGCACTGACTGGGCTACAGGATGTGGTGCAGAGTGTGCTGCCATTTGACAGTAAAGTACTGGGCGGAAATGTGGCACAGGTGAGTGTCCGCTTCGATAATGATGGAGTGGATCAGACGTATCGAATCGAGACGATCGGACTCTATGCCAAGATTGAGGGCGGAGCGGAAACATTATTTTCTGTCACAACTCCAGATGAAATGCCGGTGCAGAGTGACATCTCCCCGTCAGCGTACATATACAATATTCAGCACACAGTGCAGAATGCGTCACAGATCACGCTTACCGTGAATCCGGCCGGAACTGCAACAGTGCAGGATATTATGGATATTGAAAGTCCAGAGTTCGATGATTCCGGAACAGTGGAAGGGATTAGCAGCTTCCCAAGTTTTCTTGAAACCATGAAGTCGAAGATGAATTTCTTCCAGTTCTTCCGTAATCTGAAGGCCGGACTGCAGTTCGTTTTACATACCGGACAGATTGTCAATAATTGCGTGACGGACAATTCCAGCTTACCTTTATCAGCAGCGCAGGGGAAAGTGCTGAAAGACCTCTACACTCAATTGTATAGTGATTTGAATACCACAAATAACAATTTGAGTAAGGCAAAATATACAAATGATTTGTTTTACGATAGAAACGAGCCGGCATTTGTAAGTTGGAATGGCGACACGCTTAACACCCCCCTTAAAGCTGGTCTTACAGACTGTCAGGAAGGTTTTGCATTCTGCTATGGAAACTGGAATAGTTACATGACAGTGATTGCGTTTGCAAAAAATTCCAATAAAATGTGGATATATAGCAAATTAACCCAAGAATGGACTGAATATGTTACAAAGAATGATTTGAATGCTCGCTTCATGGACATGTCAGATTTCACAATTGAGAAAATCAAGTCCGTTTACGGTACCAACATACCAATTGTAGGATATATAAATTATACCTCAGCGATTGCGCCAGATAGAAATACTGGATTTGTCCTTGCCGCAGCGCATTGTGCCATCTTTATTTCATTTGCCGGAAGCATATATGGACTAACATCTGGAAACAACTGGGAAAAAAAGAATTAAACTCATTGCTTTTTAATCTTGTACCAGTGGATAAATTTATATTCCCAAATGGTACATACCCAAATACCATCATTTATACGAGGAGACGTTATGATAAGCGTTCCAAATCGACATCCGTTATCTGCGCTTATGTCTTTTCCAATTAAGACTCCATAAAAATCACCAGAAGTATATTCAGGCATAATTTCCTCTCCTGCATCGGCATTCACTTTCGATGTTATAGTTAAGAAAGCATAAAAACCTGAATGCGTCAATTGGGATGCGGATGATAATGAGCCAATATTATCTAAAAACGTTGTTCCTTTTTTATAATTTGCTGTAATTACATTTGTATCACTATACAATTGAGTATGTGTTCTGGGTAAATGCCCTATCAGAGCCTCCATCCTTTACAATGAAAAGTGAAGGAAAGGAGGCTTTTATGATAGAGCAGATTATCAAAAATGTACTTAACGCGATGACGCCGCACTTGGATCCGGAACAAATAGAGCATTTGGGAAATATCTTATATGTGAACTTCCACGGTAAAACTATCCAGGAAGAATGTACCCAACTGGTTAATACTGAAGAAGACGGGGATGAGGCGCGGATTAGAATGTTTGTGGCCAGCAAGATTGCTATGAACAGGAAGAGAAAAACCTTGGAACACTACGTGAAGGAAGTCCGGAATGTGATGACCTTTTTGGGTAAAAGCATTGCGGACATAACAAGCATGGATCTCCGGATGTATTACGGGTATATGCGCGAAGTTAAAGGAATGAAAGCAATCACTGTGCAGACAAGATTGCACTATTTATCCAGTTTCTGGGACTTTTTGGTAACAGAAGAACTTGTTCGGGGAAATCCTGTAAAGAAAGTCGGTACATTAAAGCTTGAAAAGGAGATCAAGAAACCATTTTCGGCTGAGGAAATGGAGCGGTTGCGTGATGCCTGCCCAGGAGTTCGAGACCGCGCCATGATAGAATTTTTGTATTCCACGGGAGTCAGAGTTTCCGAGATGGCAGCCTTAAATGTTGGCGATATCGAAATGGGACGTCAGGAATTGATCGTATACGGAAAGGGGAGCAAAGAACGAAAAACTTATCTAACAGATTCAGCGAAGTTTTATCTAAAACGATACCTAAAAGAACGTGACGCAAAAGACAATGAGCCGCTATTTGGCGCGGAGCATCGTCCGGATCGGCGGTTGACGGTGGCTGGAATCCAGTATATGCTTCGGCAGCTGGGTGCCCGGGCCGGAGTAGAAAAGACACATCCGCACCGGTTCCGACGGACGATTGCCACAGATCTGTTGGCCAGAGGAATGCCGATCGAGCAGGTAAAAGAGTTCCTTGGACATGAGAAGCTGGACACGACCTTGATTTACTGTACGGTTAAGGAAGAACAAGTGAAAGCCAGTCATAGAAAGTACGCATAAAGTCATAGAATAGCCATAGAAAAAGGCGGGCGGCAACGGTCGCTTATTTGTCATGCATGTATGTGAAAAGCTGGGATCCGGAGGGCGTTAGGCTTGTGCTTAATTGTATAGTGAGAAAGTTACGTGGTGCGGGAATATCACTGATTTATCAACGCTTGTATCTCTTAGCCAACAAAATAAAACTGTTTATATCGGATATATCGATTGGAGGCAAACAGATATTTTGCCATCAGGATCAAAAAGCGGCACCACTATTTGCTTTGCATC